CTGGGCGCAGAATGGGTGATCGCGCTGGCGCGCGGATTGCCGCCCTTCGCGCGACCCGGCAGCCGACATGGGCTGATAGCGCTGGTGGGCGAAACGCTTGGCGACGTGCGCGAGGTGATGATCGACGGACCTTCCGGCATCGCCAGCGTGGCGCGCGGCGACCGGCCCCGCTACGAGGCTTCGCGGCGGCGGCTTCTGTGGCCGAGCGGGGCAGTGGCGCAGGTGTTTTCATCCGAGGACCCCGAAAGCCTGCGCGGGCCCCAGTTCGCGGCGGCCTGGTGTGATGAGCTTGCCAAATGGAAGAATGCCGAGGCGACCTACGACATGTTGCAGTTCGGCCTGCGGTTGGGCGAGCGGCCGCGCCAGCTCATCACCACCACGCCGCGGTCGACGCCGCCGATGAAGCGGTTGCTGGCCGATCCGGCCATGATGCTGACGCGGCTCGGCACCCATGAGAACCGCGCCAATCTGGCGCCGGGCTTCATCGAGGCGATCGAAAGGCGCTATGCGGGAACGCGGCTCGGGCGTCAGGAACTCGGCGGCGAACTGATCGAGGATCGCGAGGACGCCCTGTGGTCGCGCTCGATGCTGGAGCAGACGACTACCGGCGCTTCTTCGGTGGAATTGCAGCGCATCGTCGTGGCCGTGGACCCGCCGGCAAGCTCGCGCCGGACATCGGACGCCTGCGGCATCGTGGCGGCCGGACTGGACGCCGAGGGCTTTGCCGTGGTGCTGGCCGACGAGACGGTGCGTGCCGCAAAGCCGCAGCAATGGGCAAGCAAGGCCATCGCCCTGTTTCACCGCCTTCAGGCGGATTGCCTGGTGGTCGAGGTCAATCAGGGCGGCGAGATGGCGACGGCCGTCTTGCACACTGTCGATCCGGCGGTGCCGGTCAAGCCGGTGCGGGCGAGCCGGGGCAAGTGGCTGCGGGCCGAGCCGGTGGCCGCGCTCTACCAGCAGGGCAGGGTGCGCCATGCCGGACGATTTCCCGAACTGGAAGATGAAATGTGCGACTTTGGCCCGGACGGTCTGCCCGGCGGCCGCTCGCCGGACCGCATGGATGCCTTGGTCTGGGCGATTACCGAACTGACGTCCGGCCGGGGCTCGGCCCCGCGCATCCGCGATATTCTTTAACCGACAGGATCTGCAATGGCTTGGAAATGGCCCTGGCCCCGAAGCGCGGGGAACGATGGTGCACGTCTCGAAACCAAGGAGGCCGGGGGATCCGGCTTCATCGCCTTCCATGCGCAGGGCGAGGCGAACTGGACCCGTCGCGACTATACGACGCTGGCCCGTGAAGGCTTCATGCGCAACCCGATCGTGCATCGCGCAGTGCGGCTGATCGCGGAGTCGGCGGCAAGCATCCCATGGCTGCTCTATGAGGGCGTTCGCGAGATCGAGACGCACCCGCTGCTCGACCTTCTCGAACGGCCGAACCAGCGGCAGGCGGGCGCGACCTTTCTGGAAGCGCTCTACGGCCATCTTCTGCTGGCTGGCAATGCCTATGTGGAACTGGTCGATGCGGGGGGCGAGGCGCGCGAACTGCATCTCCTGCGCCCGGACCGTGTGACGGTGGTGACGGACGCCTCCGGCTGGCCGGTGGCGCTGGATCACCGGGAAGGCGCATCGCGGCGGCGGGTGATGCTGGATGTGGGCAGTGCTGTGCATCTGACGCTGTTCCATCCTCTGGAGGACCATTACGGCTTCCCGCCTCTTGAGGCGGCGCTGATGGCGCTTGATACGCACAACGCCTCCGGGCGCTGGAACAAGGCACTGCTCGACAATTCCGCCCGGCCATCCGGGGCCCTGGTCTATGCCCCGAAGGAGGGCGGCAACCTGACCGACGAGCAGTTCGACCGGCTCAAGACCGAGCTGGAGCAGGGCTACACCGGCGCCACCCGCGCCGGGCGGCCGCTGCTGCTCGAAGGCGGGCTCGACTGGAAGGCCATGGGACTGACGCCCCGCGACATGGATTTCGTCGAGGCCAAGCATTCGGCCAGCCGCGACATCGCGCTGGCCTTCGGCGTGCCGCCAATGCTGCTCGGCATTCCGGGCGACAACACCTATGCGAATTATCAGGAAGCCAACCGGGCCTTCTACCGGCTGACGGTGCTGCCTTTGGTGGCGCACGGCAAAGGACCTCTCGGCCTGGATGGGGCCGGCATTCGGGCAGGGCCTGCGGCTCTGGTACGACGCCGACCGCGTCGATGGCCTGACCAGTGACCGCGACGCGCTGTGGGCGCGGCTGGAGGCGGCTTCCTTCCTGACCGAGGACGAAAAACGCGAGGCTGTCGGCTATCGGCCGCGCAGCACGACGGAAGGAGACCTGTCATGACAGACATGTCGCAGGGAAGCTGGCTGTGGGCGGCCAAGGGCGCCGGGGCAATCGCAGGATCAGCCGCGTCGCTGGTCTACATCCTGCCGCAGGGACGCCGCGAGGCGGCCTCGCGCTTCATCGTGGGCGTGATGTGCGGGGTGGTGTTTGGCGGCACGGCCGGCCTGAAGGTCGCGACCGATCTCGGCATCGAGGAGCAGATCGGCTCCTCCGAAATGGTGCTGATGGGATCGGCGCTGGCCAGCCTGTGCGCCTGGTGGGCGCTGGGCTTCGTGCTGAGACTGCTTGGTCAATACCGGCCCGCTGGTCCGGATCGCAATGAAACGGGAGCGGGCGGCAATGAAAGCTGATCGCATCCAACGCCGTTTCGAGCGCAAGCATGTCGATCTCGTCGTAGATGGCGTGGAAGCCGACGGCACTTTCTCCGGCTACGCCAGCGTGTTCGGCACCGTCGATCTCGGCAAGGACGTGGTCGAGCCGGGCGCTTTCGCCAGATCGCTGCAAAAGCGCAAGGTCGGCGGTATCCGCATGCTCTACCAGCATGATCCGGCTCAGCCCATCGGCGTGTGGACCGAAATCCGCGAGGACAGGCGCGGCCTGTTCGTGCGCGGAAGGCTGACGCCGGGGGTGTGGCGCGCGCAGGAAGTGCTGGCGCTGTTGCGCAGCGGCGCGCTGGACGGCCTCTCCATCGGCTTCCGGGCGGCGCGGACACGGCGCGATCCGGCAAGCGGCATCCGCCGCATCGTCGAGGCGGATCTGTGGGAAATCTCCGTCGTCACCTTTCCCATGCAGCCGGCGGCGCGGGTCGAAACCGTCAAGGCCAGACGCCCGAAAACCGCCGCCACCGACGAAAGCGGAGCGCACCAGCTCACAAGGGCAATCCGCCACGCAATCAGCATCATCAACCCGAAAGGACGTTCTCTATGAATGCATCGCAGCCTGCCCAGCCGCTCGAGACCAAGTCGATGAGCGCCGACTATCTGGACCTGAAGGACGCCTTCGGCGACTTCATGTCCACTTTTGAAGCTTTCAAGGAAAGCAATGACCAGAAGCTGGCCGAGATGGACCGACGGCTCGGCGCCGATGTGCTGACCACGGAGAAGGTTGACCGCATCTCGCGCGCCCTCGACGAGCAGAAGCGGGCCATCGACAATCTGTCGCTGAAGCGGGCGCGGCCGGTGCTCGGCCAGATTTCGGATCGTGAACAGGCAACGCTGCCTTCCGAACACAAGCAGGCCTTCGAGGCCTATACCCGCAGGCTCTGCTCGATCATTTTGCGCAGGACGTAACCAGCGTTTGCCACTGCTGGAAACTGATCCGAAGGGACGGAGCCGTCCTTGGCTTCACCGATCATGATCGACGCCTGGTTCTCGACAGCGGCGTTTTCGAGCCGGAGACCGGCCTGAGCGCCAGCGAGGCGCGCCAGTCTCTCGGGCTTTCCGTCGATACGGTCGACGTGGAGGGAGCGCTGGCCTCGGATTGCATACGCGACGAGGACATCGCTGCCGGCCTCTATGACGGCGCGGCCGTGGAGACCTATCTCGTCAACTGGCGCAGCCCGACCAAGTTCGCGCTGATCAGGAAGGCGACCATCGGTAAGATCACCCGCGCGGACGGTCGCTTCGTGGCGGAACTGCAAAGCCTCATGCACAGGCTGGACCAGCCCAATGGCCGCTATGTAATGCGCAAATGCGATGCCGAACTGGGTGATGGTCGCTGCCGGGCCAGCCTGAGCCAGCCGGCTTTCAATGCAATGGGGGCGGTGGAAAGCCTCGATGGAACCGACATGCTGCGGGTTTCGGGCCTGGATGGCATCGATACGGGCTGGTTTTCCTTCGGCACGCTGACCTGGACGAGCGGCGCACGGCAGGGCAGAACCGAGCGGATCGTCGACCACAGGACTGACGGATCGCTGGCGGTTCTGACGCTGCAGGCAAGCAACGGGCCGCCATTCGGTGCCGGCGATGGCTTCACGGTGGTTGCCGGTTGCGACCATTCCTTCGCAACCTGCAAGGCTAAGTTCGCCAACGCACGGAATTTCCGCGGTTTTCCGCATCTGCCGGGCAACGATGTGGCTTATTCCTACGTCTCCGACGACGGCGTCTTCGACGGTGGCCCGGTGGTGCCGTGATGGATGCAGAGCGCGTCATTGCAGAAACCCTGTCATGGGTCGGCACGCCCTACCGGCACCAGGCCGCAACAAAAGGCATAGGTTGCGACTGCATCGGTCTGGTGAGAGGCGTCTGGTCCGCGCTCTACGGACGCGCACCCGATATGCCGGCGGACTACGCGCCGGACTGGGCCTGCGGCGATGCCGGGGAGGCAATGCTGGCGGGAGCGC